TGATAATGTGATTTCATCGCAAAGATTAGTCCTGTAGGACCACTCATTGGTTGAACACCACAGATGTCGTATGCTACCAAGTTTGGCATAGCACGACGGATGAGACTAATCATCACTGGATCAAATCCAGCTAGACCGCCTGTATTTGTAGCAAGACCACTACCAGATAAACCGCTTGTACCAATGGCACCAACTGTGTTGGATGCTTCATTGATCATTCCACGCTCTTCTCTGAGTTGTGCCTCTGTATTTTCTAACAGTACAGCGGTAACAGCTTTTCTATAATTGTCTTTGATGGTGCCAGCACCTTCATGACTTAGAACAGGTGACCACTTTTCTGTTAGAGCTTTTGAGTTAAACATTTTGCTCGTTTAAGAAAAAATAGGTTTATAATTTATTGACCCCAGGTGTTGAGTGCGTTTAGGTATTGTGCCATTGCTGGTGTTACCTCTGCGTTCTCTTCATCTACTGGTGTTTCGTCTGCAACGTCACTTTGTGTTACAGTTTTTTCTGTGAAGTAAGACTCTTTAATAGTTGTTACTTTCTTAGAGAATTCCTCCTCAGTTGTAAACTCAACACCCTCAGCGAGTGCAGCGAGTTTGTCCTTCTGAGTATCTGCCAATCCGTCGGAAACTTTGTTCACGACATTTATTTTTGCAGACTCATTTAGACGGGATTGTAATTTCACATTAGCTTTGACCTGTTCGTCAAGCTTAGCTTCCATCTCACGAATTGAATCAGCCATACCTTCTACCACATCCACTTTTTCGTCTGGGATAGAAATGTAGTGCTCTTCAAAGAGACTCTTAAGACCTGCAATGAAGTCTTCAGTAATCTCATTTCTTATTCCACGATCAACGGCTACTTGATTAGTCTCCATCCATTGACCTATGGCGTAGTTGACTGTGCCATCTACTTCCTCGGAAAGCTCTGCCTTAGCAGCATCTACTTGCTTTTCAAGTTCGGTAGCAAAGTGTTCTACAAGCTTGTCGTACTCTTGGTTGAGTTTTGCTTTGATTGCTGCTTCAAAGATAGTCTTTGCTTTTTCAGCAAACTCAGTTGAGAGTTCTGTTCCCTCTAATAGGGCTTTAACATCATCGGAAACATCAAGATCCTCATATGTTGGTTTGATTGGATATGTAACAGATGAACCTGTTCCAGTTCCGTATGCAGCATCTGCACCAACTGTAGGTTGTGTACCTTGATCACCAGCATCTCCAATGTTAGATGTTTGAGCAGATCCATCGCTTTGTGCTGCCTTGTCTCCTACTGGAGCGGCTGCCTTAGCACCTGGATTCTCTTCACCGTCATCATCGTGCTCATTTGGAGTTGTGGATGTACCACCTAAATCTGCAGGAGCAGACTGACCATATGATTTACCAGCATCAACTGAAGGCATAGGATCTTTCCCGCCACCACTTGATGTTTGTGCATCAGAGACTTGAGATGGTTCGCTACCTGTGCCTGGTATGACGTTTGCGGAAACAGTCGGCATAGGGTCGCCTTCCACTAGAGTCACTTTTTGCTCGGCAGCAAACTCCCCAAATTTTTCGTTAAGCTTATCTGACATTAGAGTTTACCTTTATAATTTTCCGTATAGTGATATGAATTATTTATAGAATCAAAGATTTGAGAGGAAATGCTCAAAAACTTGGAGCGTTTTTGCCTCTACATCACGACGACTTGCGTCGCTCATGATTCTCTTGTATTTAGCGACTTCTCTTTCTTTTAGAAGTCCGTTGTCCCATACCCACTCTTTACCTTCCATGATTCCGTTTACGAAAGCATCAGGTGCAGAAGGATCTGCAACAATATCTGCGGCTGTTGTTAGCATGAAATCGTCACAAACTACATTGCAATCTTCACGCTTATCAATGCTTCCCATGCCACGAGAGGAAACACCTAGTTGAACCCCTTCTCCTAGAAGAGACTTGGCAATGTTACCCATTGGTGTGTCAAGGACTTGTGCCTTACCAATAAAGTTATTACCTTCTGAACGGAGACTTGTAATCCTATGAGACACTCTATCAAGATTAATAGTAGGTCCGTCTGGATGTCCAAGTTCACCAAGAGCACGTTTTGATTTTACATACTCCTCATTATATCTCTTAACCTCACGGTCAAGAACATTATAGGGATACATACGACCATTACGGTTCTTTAGTTCTGATTGTAGGAAAACACCTTCAATGTAGAGAAGTTTTTTTCCATTCTTCTCTTCAGTAATTAGTTTTACGTTTTCAATCTGTTCCGTTATCAGTTTCATTGTTGGGTATCTCTGTCTCGGTTGGTTCATCAAAAAACGAATTAGCAACCACTTGTTTGTAATCTGCCATTGCTTGAGAAGCCTTGCCAAATAACATGTCATGGATTGCGTCAATCGCACTTGCTCTTTCGTTATTATCAATTTTGTTGACAATATCTACAGGTCCAAGTTCGTTGTTATTTTCAGTTTTGTCTGTCATGATACAATATAACTATTCTATTTATTATTATTGGTTGGTTTAGGTGCGGACTTTTGAATTTCCTTAGTCTTTTCTATCTCTCGTTCTGATGCATCGTCAGCTTGTTGTGCTTGAATCTCAGGTTGGAAAGCAGCATTTTGACGATCCATAGTGTCAAATGAATTAACATCTTGCGGAGACATTACTAAACCAGAATCAATTTCTTGATTCATTTGCTTATCCATCTCTCTAAAGTCTTTATCCTTCTGACCTAACACATGACGACGAACATGCTCTATAGAAAAATACTTTCCTACAAACGGATCCATCTGTGTTACTGTTATCATTCTCTGGTTCATCATTTCAATGTTTTTTAATTCATTAAAGTGATTATCAAATAGGAAGTCATATTGAATATGCTCCTTCATATCTTCCCAATCTTCTGGAGCGATAACTCCTTTTAAAACCAATTGAGTTTTAATGATGTCTTGGAACATCTCAGAGAATCTCTTGCGGAGACGACCAATAAACTTATTAAATTTAAGTTCATCACGGAGAACCTCGGTTGTCTTACCAAGATTAAATCCTTTGTTGTCATCTGTAAGACGAGATGGAGGTAAGTTTAAACTGTTATATAATTTCTTTTTAAAATACTCAACATCCTTGAGTTCACCTAGGTTTTGACCACCTGGTAATGTAGTAATCTCAGTTCCTCTACCACCTTCTCTACGTGGTAACCAGAAATCTTCTAGCATACTCATATGCTTTTTATCGTCACGCATTTCTCCAGTACTAGAATCGTAAACCAACTTGTTACGATAACGTGCCATGACGTCACGGAGATATTGTTCTGCTTTTACCTTTGGTAGATTACCTACATCAATGTAGAATATTCTACGTTCTGGTGCACGAGAAAGTCTGTATATAACTAGAGAATCTTCAATCATTCTAAGTTGATTGAGACCTTTAATTGCTTTGTGTAAGAAACCAAGAGTCATCCTCTTGTTTAGATCTTGCAATCCAGAAGGGCAAAATGTAATAGAATCTATTGCCATCTTCACACCTTTAGATAAACTCATGTCTCCAATAGGACCTAGAGCTCCACCTTTATAAAAACCTTTTGGGTTGTAAAGATAATAATCAACAAATGTTCCGTACTCATATTCTAATGCAGTACCTTTTATTTGTTGTTGTCCAAAAGAATCTTTTGGTTTATCATTAATTTTCTGACGAACTTTCTTGATCTTCATAGGATCAATATATCTAAGTTCTGTGATACCTTTTTTTGGATTATCTAGATCTATAACTTTATGATAGAAAAGTCTACCATCAATATACCAAGATCTAATAATCTCATGTGCTCTGTTGTCAAAATTTAAAAGACGTTTGATATATTCAAACTCATCTCTAATTTTTCTTTTAACCCCCATTCCAGCATCTAGATTATCTAGATTAATTTCTACAGGAGTGTCGTGAGCATCACTCACAACAAATTCGTTTACAACTTCGTCAACTGCACTGTCCACTTCTGGATGCAATGCCATATCACGATAACGACGGATCAATTCAAACTCATTACGAGCTGAATTGTCTGTATCTACATATGTCCCATAATAACCACCCGCTGCAATGGCAACTGCCTCTTCAGCATTAGGAGGGACGGGGGATTGACCCTTCCGACCCTCCTTGCGATTAATCTGGAAGCCAAATAATTGACTCATGACTACCTACTTTATAGTATGCTTCTTCTTTCTATTTATTATACCACAGGAATAGCACTTACGCCAGCTCTTGTTCCACCTTCTGCCTTGAAGTATGAATACTGCCACTCAACTGTGAATTCCTCTATCTGGTCATTGCTATCATAAGCAAGATCAATTTGAGAAACATTAGTTGGGAAGCAATAGAATAGAGTGTACTGTCTAAGAATAGATCCTGTTGTAGTGTCATCTTTTTCAAGTTGCTTAACTTTTAGATCTGCAGTGTAACCAGTGCTACTGTTAGGTGTAAACAACTCAGAAGTGTTTGCTTCATGAGTGTTGATCTTATTCGCCCACTCTTCAAAGAATGCACGAAGTTTGAAATCTTTATCGTTGAAGAATGTTACAGTCCAAGTATCAAAGGTGCGGTCACCAGCGATCTTAACTGTTCTTCCACGGAAAGGAACTTCTATTACACCCAAGTTAGAACCTGGTAATGCAGCAGATTTACACATGATGTTTGTAGTTTCTAGGTCATCAGCTCCTTTACTTAATGAACCAGGAAAGTTTACATCCACCATGAACATATTGGGTTTGACGCCTTGCCCAACCCTTTGTATAAATGAACTGACATTTGAACTTGCCATTGTTTTTTACCTCGTTATGTTTCTATGTAATGTTATTATCTACCAACTACTTCAGCGAAAGATACGCCAGTTCTTGTAGCAGTTACTGTAACTGTTACAAAGTTGATTGACCTAGTTGGTTTAAGGTATAGTTCTGCAACAAATTCGTTACGATCAATAACCTCTGGGGAGTTGTTACTATCGTCACAAATGACTAAGAAGTCTGTGACACCCCTACGTGCTTGAACCTCAGTGAGGTAAGAAGACATTGAAGCATTGAATGCATTTCTAGTAATAGAATCATTCTGCTCAAATAATACTCCTTCAGCAAGACCCTTTGCTCTCTTCTCAATATTAAGGAAGAGACGTCTAACATTGATACGATCAAATGCAGATGGAGAAGCAAGAGCAGTCTTGTCTCCAAATAGTATAGGACCAGTACCAGGCATTGATACGACAGGGTTTATTGATGCTGTATAGAGATCATCTCTTGCTGCCTTGTTAGGGTTGAATGCTAGTCTAACTACATTCTGTAATCCACCACGATTAGTTCCTGCAGGAGAATACCAATCATCTAGAATTGCAGATGTTGATACACACAATCCAGCAATGTCACCATTGCAACCGATGTAACGATACTTGTCATTAAATCTATCGTATGTATATTTAATTCCACTGTCCTTAACAACATAAGAACTAGAAGCAATATTACCAAAGAAGTCAATTGTGTTGCTCAATTGTAATGCTGCTGTAAGTGGAGTTCCACCTGATGTAGCAATTTGGTTACCTGTATGAGGTGAAACAAATGCAATGCAATCTTTTCTTGTGTTAGCAACACCAGCAACAGAACCAGCCTTAGCGATTGTGTCACTCTCAGATCCCATTGATCCACCCATAAGAACAAAGTCAACTGTTGTTTCTTCTGTATCTAAGAATAGATTGTATGCTGCACCGATCTCTCCAGCAGTGTAAACGTAATCATCAGTACCACCTGATAATGCTCCACCAGCAGTTGATTTGATGTATGCTAATACTTTAGGTGATGCGGAGGTTGCAGCGTATGATGCTGCAGTTGCACCTGTGTCTTCACCAGCAGTTGTAAACTCAGTGCCTGTTAATGATGCTCCTGCATATATGAATGATGAGAATTCATTAATATAATCTTTCCAGTATGATGATGCTCCTTCTGGAGTCTTACCATCAGATATTTTTGAGAGGAATAAGTTTCTTTCAACAATTGTGTTTGTTGATGTATCTACAACTGCAACGTGAACTTCATCAGCAGATAAGAATCTTTCTGATGCATATGCAGAAGTGCCAGGTCTAGCACCAATTGACTTGTAAGTTAAACCTGTGTCTCCAATTGGAAGTGCGTTCCAGTCAGATGATGTAAATGCGGACTTAGTAAATCCATTACCAGTTACTGCTGTACCACCACCTTCTTTGATACCAACTGTATCATTGTCAATGACAACTGTAACTTCGTGATCTGTTGTTGCACCGTCACTAAGTGTTGCACCAACTGCAAGACCATGACCTACTTTAGTCATCTTTACGTCTGCAACTTTGTCTACAATAACAACTCTTAAATCGTTACCATCTGTTCCTGCATCTCTTGCAGCAAACTTTTCACTAGTTACTCCAGAATCAAATGCTGCTTGATCTGCGATCAAAACACCTGTTCCAGATTTAGTTGCGTTTTCTACTCCAGTAGTAGCACGAACAACTGCTAGTGTTCCACCATAGCGGAGAAATTCTGATGCTACGATCCAGTCAGCAGCGTTTGCCTCTACTGGTGTACCAAATGTTTCAATTAGTTCTCTTTCTGAACTTACATTTACAATAGAGCCTACGGGTCCTTTGCTGAAAGTAGTAGCAATAGCACCACGAAGAGCACTAGTACCAACAACTACAGCATTAGATATATCACGTTCTTTAATAATAACACCAGGCGAGACTTGACTTGCCATTTATTTTTACCTCTTAAGATATCAAATTTATCTAAAGTTATTTAGAGTTTTGAATGTCTTAAGAGGGGAAACAACACACGAACACCCTACCAGTCTGGATAGTCTGCTAAGTATGGAGGTAAAGGTCTAGGTCTATTTTTCTTTTTACTTTTTCTCTTTGCTACTATTCTCTTAATAGTACAATCCTTACATTCATAGGAATATGCAGATGGCAAACCTCTCTTTTGTTTTCTTGACATGTAAAAATCTTCTATTAGATTCTTTACTTTATTACAAGTTTTACATTTTCTGTCTTTGAAAAGAAGATGTTCCAGACTGAACTGATCCCCAATATCCATCATAAGTCGGGCAACATATATCCAACTTCTTCTTGTTTATCTCCGTACCAGAATGATCCGTCTGCGTCCACGAAGGTATCATCACCCAAGCCGTCGTCAATAAAACCAAAGGGAGCCATATCTTGTTCAATCTGATTTTTTTGTTCTTCATATATTCTCCTTCTTATATCTGTGTCAGTCATTTCTTTGAAGTAATCCTGCATGACTAACCATGCAAACAATACCATACACATGACTAAATCATCATGGTAACCTTCATCTGCTTCCCATGCTTGTTTCTTTTGTATAAAAGTAGTTAGTTCCTGTAGTATATCAAAATCTTGGAAAGTTAATTTGTCTTCTTCTATAATTGCTTTTAGATTAGAACATCCTATCTTTTTGACAGTAATACTCATCTTAACACCTAGTTGTGTTTTGTTTCCTGAGAATCCTTGTCCTACTATCTGCCCTGCTCTACCACGCATAGCACACATGAGTACGTTAGGATATTCTAGATCATAGTTAAGTGTTGCTGCTATTGAGTCTCCTATATCATTTACCTCCACTAATACGTAAGGATTATTGTACTCCTTACATACTTGGAATATTACCGAGGGAAACAGTACAGGCTTAATCTCATTATTTCTGTACTTCGCAACGATCTTGTACGGGAGAGTGGTGATATCAAACACGATGAAAGCAGAAT